GCGCACGATCGTTAGCGCTATCTCGTTTTCTAAAACTTTTTTTAGTAATCCCTCTACGACTTGATATAGCGAATTGTTTATAGTTACTTGATCGTTTACGCCGGCGAATTGCATTAGCTCTAAAAACGTGGCCGATATCTTTTCGTCGTCGTAGTGGTTGTCGTCGGCGCTCATGGTTTTACTCTTTCGCTTTCTATAGCGTCGCGTCGTTCTGCCCAAGTACCGCGCAGGACGTCTTTTTGGAAGTCTGCTAGTTCGGTGTCGTTAGCTATTGTTTCGGCGGCTCTCATTAGATCCGAGTGCGTTTTAGCTTCGGTTAGTAGATCTAGATACTTTTTAACGCCGATCGTTTTAATCTTGTCGCTTTGAGCCGGCGGGACGGCCGACGAAATAAATTCAATACGTTTTATCGCTTTCGGGTCGGGTTCGTTTTGTCTTTGTTTTGCTCTAGTTATTTCTTCGGCGCTTGCTATTTGTGAGCCGTGATAACCAGCGAGCGCGAGCGCCCGACCTACTGCCGACGTTTCGCACACTTCGAGAGCGCTTGTCTTGTTTATCTGACTCGCTCCGATTACTTCGTGAGCGTGTCCTGTAGAGATCGGGTTTACGTCGTCGGCTTTTTTATATATGGTCGCTTTAAAGATCCAATAGTTAGAGCCGGCTTCGAGTAGTTCGGTTATGACTTTGCCGCCGGGATGATCTGTCCAAAATCGTTCGAGTCTTTGCGCGACCGTCTCATAGTTTTGTAGTGTCATTATTTGAGCCTTTTCTTTTGTAGGGCTGTAACAATTCGGCATAGATCTAAAAAAAATTCTTTTGTAACTATCGTAGATTCGTAGATATGTAGCGTCCCGTGTTTAGCTTCATACTCGGCGGATTCTTCAATAGACGCGATCATCGCTTTAACTGTCTTAGGTTTTAAATCCCAAGTAATCGGCGGACGTTTCTTTTCGTTTGTCATTTTCCCTCTTTCGGTAGTATTTTTTTTAATATTGTGTATAGCGCGATGTATGGGATCGGCGAGCTTATTACGCATATGAAAATTATTAGCGGCGTAGTCATCGCGAGATTCTGACCACTTGCGGATCTAAGAATCCGTACTCGGCGCGTAAAGTTTCCGCTAAATGTAGTGCTTCTATTTCGTTCGTGAAGCGTTTAGCGCTGGCTAAAACGTTTGTCCTAAGTATTCCGCTTTTGCCGTATGTAGCAACAAAACTAAAAGGCTGCTTTTTACAAACGTGAGTCCCGGCAATAGTGATTATAAAAATATTCCGTGTAAGCATTAGTACTCTTTTCTTTCGACAAATAGATAGTAACTAGTAAGACTTGCATAGTCAAGGATCGAGCGATATAGTTTCGTTTCACAATTGAGGGAAGCACGATAGGCCGTTACCCGGTGCAACGGGTCGGGGCGAGAAAACGCGGTAACGCGGGTAGATCGCGCTGTCAGTAATGCGGCGCGAGGCAACGATTAAAAGATTAGGTGGTCCGGGTGAGGCATCCGGACGGGGGTTTTTTCTTTTTTTTTCTTTTGTGGCGTGTCGCTAAACACTCGAAGCAAAACGTTTTAAATCTGAGTAACTGCTTTCGTAGCTGTAAGAAGTGTCCAAGCGGAATTAACGCCGGCAACGGTTTCTAAAAGTTTCGGCGTGACTTCGACGTGTATCCAATTACCGCCGGGAGCGCCGGCGATAGTTGCCTTTGTGTATGTCTGCCACGTTTTACGATCTACTCTCCAGCCGCGACCGAAAGGTTTCGGATAGTAGTCAAGAATCATTTCTACGCCGAGCGTCTCAAAGTTTGTAGTCAAGAGTTCTAATAACTTTTCACACTTGACGCGACCGTCTTTAACTCCGCTAAATCCGATATCTACCGCGCGGCCTGTGCCGTGTACTGATGGGATGCCGGCGTGGTTTACTGCTCCGTTAGATCGTTGCTCTCTTACTACCCAAGATCCTAAATTTTTTAGTTGAGAATAAGCTAAAGCGTTTTTAATCCACGCGTCCATTGCTGGACGTTTCGCTTTAACGTTTCCGTCGAAGCCTGTATATTTCATAACTCGCCGACCGGACTAAACGAAACTATTAGACCGACTAACGCCGATATGCAAGCGATCTGTATCGAGTTAATTAGCGTCGTAGCCGTTAAAGATATTTGACCGAACGAAGTTAAAACAATTAGCGCGGCCGTAAACGATAAAAGAAAACGGGTGAACAATTTTTTTAGACGCGCTACCTTTAGCGGTATCATTTTTGAGCGTTTAAAGGTTTGCCGTCTTTAGCCGAACGTCCGACGAAGCTCGCGATCGCTGGATCGCCGATCTTTGTCGAAGCCCAAGCGAGAAGCGCCGAAAGCATCGGAAGAGACATCGCGATAAGAGTCGGATCTACTTTATATTTCATAGCGAGATAGGTAACAATTCCGAGTATGCCACCTTTAGCGCTTTGGTCGTATGTCTGATTCATTTTTATTTATCCTTTTGTAAGAGTGTCGCGACGATATAAATAACTAGAGTAATAACAGTAATAACTATTCCGGCTTTGCGCGTTGATCCCGAAAGCGTCCATAACGTGATCGCGGTAGCGGCCAACGTCCAGCTAAGAGCCTTAATTTCGCCGTTTAGATCCACCCGCTAATCCTGCCATACCTACCGACGAAAACACGCCACTAATAGCGACAAGCGCCCGACGTTCGCGTACCGTCGTATTCTGTCCGACCGGACGATAGTCGTCGTACGCGCCGCTATATACGTTTACTTTTGCTTCAAATTTTGTTTTTACTGCCGGCGGAGATTGCTCGATTATTGCGATAATTTCGGCGGCTTGCTCCGGTGTCGGTTCGGCGTTGTTTAGTTCGCTAAAAGTTTGATTTAGTTGATCTTCGCTAATCGTGGCCAGCGCTTCGAGTGTGATCGGTACAGATAAGCCGGCGACGGGAGCGACTATTGGAGTCTGCTCGGCGATCGGTGTACTAGGTGTCGTAGTTGTCGGCGCGGGAGTGCTCGTAGACGCTATTAAAGCGCTTGTAGGCGTAGTTAGTGTGGTTTGTGTAGTTGTAGGCGTCGGAGCGCTTGTAGACGTTATAGCGACCGTTTTTTTTATAGTTGTCGTAGTTGTCGGCGTTTCTACTGTTGTCGGCGGCGCGACGCTAGACGTCGTTTCTTGAAGTTTTGTCGTCGGCGTTTGTGATGTTGTAGTTATCAAAAGATCTATAACTCTTTTGATAGTTGTCGTCGTCGGATCTTGAGTAGTTGCCGGGATCGTAGGCATCGGGCCGACCGGCGGATTCGTTTCGGGTGTCGCGACTCGAGTCGTCGTAGTGGCCGGCGGCGTAGTAGTTGTAGTCGTGCTAGTCGTACTAGTTGTAGTTGTACTGCTAGTAGTTGTCGTCGTAGTGCTAGCGATCGTCGTCGTTTTAAAAACTTCTTTAAGAATTGTTGTCGTAGTGCTGGACGTAGTTTCGGGAATAGTAGTAGTGCTAGTAGTAGTCGTCGTGCTGGATGTCGTAGTAGTCGGCTGGATCGTTGTCGTAGTTGTAGTCGGCTCGAGTGTTGTCGTAACTTGCGGAATAGTCGTCGTGCTACTTGTCGAAGTACTGCTAGTAGTTGTCGGCGTATTGTGCCAAGCGGAAGCCGGTAACGGGAATAACGAAAAGCCGAACGCCGGCAGAATTATAAAAAACTTTAGTTTTCTATAATCCAATTTAGAGAAGCTTCGTTCCATACATAAATTTTACCGTCCAGCGGATAATCGGTCGGTGGAATCCAATCGTGAGACGCGTTAAGTAGCCAAGACGGATACGGCTTCGGCGCGATAAACACGTCGCTAGTTTCATCGTAAGAATAACCGACGCCGGCAAATTGTTTTCTAAAAATATTTCTATAGCTTGTCTGAATCCATTCGCCGCCTAAAAGATTACGGCAAAACTCGCGACCTTTAGATTCTGTTTCGACGCCGTTCAAAAGTAGTTCGTTATTGTGTACGACGATTACGGAAGTTACTAGACCGTTTTCTATTTTTGCGAAGTGTGCCATATTAAAAAGTTATAGATCCCGAGCCGGTGAATTTGTACGTCGTACCCGTAAGCGTCGGCGAGCCTGTCGTAGACGCCGCGACGATGCCGGCGTTAATAATTACTAGACCGCTACCGCCAGCTCCGCCGTTGCTTCCAGCGTCTTCACTCCCCGAGCCGCCGCCCGACCCGGTGTTTACTGTGCCGGCGATTCCGTTCGCGGAAGTGTTTGAGCCGTTTCCGCCACCGCCGAGTCCGCCGACTCCGGCCGCTGGTATTGACCCGCGTTTTCCAGCTCCGCCGCCGCCGGCGTAATATGTAGCTACGCCTGTTTCGATGGTCGTTTGTATTCCGATTCCCCCGTCGGGTTGTAGTCCGGAGTTTCCGCCGGCTACGCCGACCGCTCCAGCTCCGCCGCCGCCGCCACCCGAAAATGGAGTAGTCCCGTTATTACTACCACCGTTAAATCCTTGTACGGGTGAAGCTGTACGAGTGCCACCGTTTAAAGCGCTACCGCCACCACCCGCGCCGCCGCCGCTACCGCCGTTTCCGCCGTCGCTTGACGCGGCCGTACCGCCTTTTCCGCCGCCGGTTGAAGTTATAGAGACGCCTGTCCCGATAATGCTCGAGTTTGAACCGTTTACTGCTTCGCTTGATGTGTAAATCCCGCCAGCGCCGCCAGCGCCGATTGTGATTGTGAGAGTAACTCCAAGCGTAGGCGTAAACATTGTTTCTAAAGTCCCGAGTCCGCCGGTCTGATCTACTGAGCATCGAAGACCGCCCGCGCCGCCGCCGCCGCCGCTACCGTCTTTTCCGCCGCCGCCGCCACCCGCAATACATAAGAAGCCGATCGGTAATCCGCCGGAGTGTACGCCGCTAAGTATTTGCATTACTTACGCTTTCAAATTACCGACGGCTACCCAAGTATCGGACGCAATTTTTACACAAGTCGCTACCGCGTACTGTGCATTAAGTTTTAATTTAGATCCGTCCGATCGGATCGTAACTCCAGCGCCGGCCGTTATTGTTACGACGCCGACTCCGAGCGCCAAAAAATTTAGCTGTGTACCGATTCCGTAGGCGACGCTAGAGTTCGGCGGAATTGTTACCGCAATACTTGACGCGTTATCGAGTGTTATAAGTTTTCCGTCGTCGCTTAATACTGTTGTATAAGTTGTCCCGGTTTGCGCGTTTATTGCGATCATCGCCGTAGCGAGTAGCGTCATTTCGGCGCTTGTTAAAACTTGTCCGAAAGTAAACGTTTCGCGTACTGCCATGATCGGAGTCTAACCTACGCGCCTAGCACGTTTGAGGAATCTAGAGTACCGTAGACGGCGTCGTCCAAAAGTAGCTCGTAAACGAGATTCGTAGGACTCGTAAAGATTCGCATACGATGACCGCTAAACGGATCTATCGTATGCTCGATCCCCTCTACGGCCAGCTCGCTAGTGATCGAAGCCGGCGATCCGCTGGAGAAGCTCCGGGTAATCTGTATCGTGTCGCCGATCTCAAGTAAAGCGACGGCGTTTTTTTGATTAGTTGTAAGGCTTGCAAAGTTTACTAAAACGTCTGAGAAGCGCGGCGCGGGAGTCCCGTCTAAAAGATATTCGGCAAACTCTAAAGCTTGTGCATCGCTGGACAGTAGCGAGCCTGTGATCGAGACGGCTTGTATCTGATATAGAGCTATCGAAGCGGCGTCGGTGTCTGTCTGAGCTGTACCGCCGACACGCTCTACGGTTGCGCGGTTTATAACTTGATCGGTGGAATAGTCAATACTGAGCGACGAGTACGGCGTATCAACTCCAGCATCGCTAAAGATTACGGTCGCGCCGGCGAGAGTAGTTCCGATTCGAGCGTCGTAAGTTAAGTCGCCTGTACGAGAGACATAGACGCGACCGGATTCGGCGTCGTCTGAGATCCCGCGTAAATATGTTAAGACGGGTGTCCCTTCGGGTATCGGGTACGCGCCGAGCGTCGTCGTCCCTGTAGCGATATCTCGAGTCCCTGCTGGATAGGCGACTTCGGGACGATTAAGAATTGTCGTTACTCGCTCGGACGATAATTCTTCGCTAGGTGTAAACGCGCTAAGAAAAGTGTTAGATAATAAAAATAAGTCATCCGCGCAAGTGATAGAGACCGTCGGCAAGTTTTTAGTACGCGCTGTCCCGTAGTCATACGCGAAAGTTACTACTCGGCCTTTAAAAATGTAGTCGCCGTTACGAGATAAACGGATCTGCCTAAGCGGAGATAGTCCGGGAGTGTCGTCAAATTCGTTGTAATAGATCGAAGCTTCGTTAAACGGATCAAACGCTCGAGTCGGATCTATTGCCGTTATTGACATAATGCCGGGAGCGATCGAGTCCGTCACAGTTTTTTTACCGCGAAACGCGCGGATACTTGTAACTTGTGTAGTGATCTCCGAAAATTGGTCTACGCCGTCTAGAACGAACGTCGTCCCGTCTAGTAATCCTTGCTGTGAATCGTCCAGCGTGAAACCGTCGCCGAAACCGGTATCCATCTCAAGTACATAAGATCCGCCCGTTACGATCGTCGCCATAAAAAGTTAGTAAGCGCCGCGTATGTTCACGTCTACAGGGCCGCTAATTAAATTGTATTGCTGGAGCTGTTCGACAATTAAGTTAGGAAGTCCAGCGTCGGCCGTAACCGTGTTTACTGTGATATTTACAGTAGTCGCGGCCGCTTCTCTTTCGGCGATCCGTTCGGCGATACCGACCGTAGTAATACCTTGAAACGCGTTAGACGCCGGCGTAAATTGTGCCGGATCTGTAACGAACGTCGGCGTATCTCTACCGCCGCCGCCGCTTGAGCTGGTCGGCGTAGGGAGTGTCGTCCCTGTAGTCGGTGCAATAAAAACGGGATCGGGTACACGGTCGGCAAGAGTCGGAGTAGTAACCGAAGTCGCGCCGCTGGACGGAGCGCTAATAGACGGCAAAGTAATATCTATCGCTCCCGTTTTGCCTATGTCTACTCCCGGCAACATATTTAAATC